GGCCATCACGGTCTCGGCCTTGTCGAACTGCCACTCGATGCCACCACCAGCCACCTCGAGGCTCATGGCGCCCAGGACATGGGCGTCCAGGCTCAGCAGGCGCTGCCAGACGGCCTGCAGCAGCGGATCGACAGCAGCAGCAGGGTCGCTGCGCGCGCCACCGCGGGCGTGGCATTCAACCGTCAGCACGGTGCGCCAGGTCAGCGCGCCGATCGTGCTGTCGTCGGGGCTCGATTGCTCCAGCCGCACCACGACAGCGGTCGGCAGCTTGTCGGCGATCGGGTCCAGCAGGTTGGCGTAGACGCCGTGGCAGATGGCCGGCGCGGCAGACAGTGCGGCCGTCAGGGCGGCGCTGATGGCATGAAAGGCGCTGCTCATGCGGCTTCCTTCGACAGCACCAGCACGCTCATGCCGGTGCCGTCGGGCTCGTGCGCGGCGATCTGGTAGCGCACGCCGCGCACAGTGCAGGTCAGGTCGACCGGCAGATGGGGTGCAGAGAAGAAGCTGAACCAGTCCACGATCTCGGTCGGCACCGAAGCGGTCGGCAGCGTCAGCGTGACGCGGGCAGAAGCTGCCCCCATCAACCCGACCTGGCCCAGCTCGTGGCCAGCATCGAAGATGCCCTGCACTTCGCGGCCGGCCAGGGTGGCGACGGCGTTGGACAGATGGGCCACGGTCTCGCGGGTCAACAGGGCCTCGAGCTCGGCGAAAGGGACATTCAGCGTCATGGCGAGGGGCGTCGAATCAGCGCACCGTGGCGCACAGGCTGGCGTTGACGCGGTAGGGCACGGTCAGCGGCGCGCTCTGCAGCAGCAGGTAGCGCACCGCCGGGTCCTGCTCGACCCAGGATTTCGAGAAATACGGCAGCGCCTGCAGGCCGGCCGCCTCATCCTTGATGGCGCCATAGGCGCGGGTGCCTTCCAGGTCCGGACTGGTCACGATCACGGTGTTGGCCGGCAGGAAGGGCACCAGGTTGCCGGTGGCCGGGTCCTCGTACCAGCCGGTGTAGACCCAGATGTCGAAGTCGCCGATGCTGCCCATATAGCGCCCGCCTGCGCCCGTCACGGTCGGGTTGAGCTGGTCGGCGCCGCGGAAGCGGTCGAGCAGCTTCTGCACCTTGGCCGATGCGCTGAACAGCTTCCAGGCCTCGACATCCATCACCAGGGTGTTGGCCGTGGCGCCCGACATCTGGGTCACCAGCAGCGACCAGGCCTGCACGTCGTCGAGCGGCTCCACGCCCACCTCGCCCCAGCGGGTGGCACCGGCCAGCGCTTTCGTCAGGCTCGCGTCGCGGCCGAAATTGACCTCGACGGTCGGATAGAAGTCACCCGTCACCGTGACCTTTCCGGTGCGCAGTGCCTCGATCGCCATCACCTCCTGGCGGCGAATCACCATGTTGATCTGGTCGCTCAGCTCCGTGGCCAGGGCCAGTTGCAGGCGCTGAGCCGGAGCGAGCTGGCCGCCGATGCTCTCGCCCGCCAGACGCTTGAAGGGACGGCTGGCATCGAAGACGCGCTTGTCCTTGACGTAGGCCGGCTTGAAGGTCTTGGTCTGGTAGCCCTTGGACTGCACGACCTGGCCCGCCACGATGGGCGACACGAAGGGTGCCAGGCGGCGGCTGCCACTGTCGATGTCGAAGTGGATTTCCTCGCTGGTCTCGGTCTGGATCACGCCGAAGAAGCTGTTGAGGATGAAGGGAGCGGGAAGCGGCAGCTCGGCCACGACGCGGCCCAAGACGGCGGTGCTGAAAATGTCCATGGGGATCTCCTGAATTCGGTGAGTAATGAGGAATGCTCAGGCGATCGACGCCAGCAGCGTGATGCCCTTGGCGCGCAGGCCTTCGGTGATCGACGCGACGGTGTGCGCAGCGCCCAGGGTCAGCGCGCGGCTGTTGAAGTCGCCCCGGGCGTAGGCCAGCACGGACTTGTCGGCGGCGCTGGCGTTGCAGTCCTCGGCCAGGATCAGGTCCGGGGTCTGGCTGCCATCGGCGGCGGCCGACAGCGACAGCAGGTACTTGCCGGTGGCCGTGACCTTGCCCAGCACGGCGCCACGCACCAGGTTCTGGCCCGCAGCGATGGTGACCTTGCGGCCCACCAGCAAGTGGGCGTTGCCCGCGATCAGGGCGTCATGGGTCACGATGCCCTCGGTGCCGAAAGTGGCTTGGTAGTCCATAGCGTTGCTCCTTTTTCAGTTCAGCGCGTGTTCGCGCGGAAGGTCGCCAGCACTTGCGCGGCAAGGGTTTCCTGCTCGGAAGCGGCGCTAGCGGCAGCGGGCTCGATACCCGAGACGGCCGGGTTGCCGATCGAGGCCATGACGGCGGCGAACGGGTTGGGAGCCGACGCGGTGGCGGACGGTGCGGCGGCAGCGGCGGCCGGCTGAGCGCCCGGCAGCGCAGCCATGATCTGGCCCGCCTGCTCGGCGCTCAGGCCGGTGCTGATGCAGGTCAGTGCCACAGCCATGTGGACGCCAGCACGCTCGTGGCCCAGGATGGCGCCGACACGCTCGCGCTCGGCCTGTACGCCGGCGGCGTGGCCTTCGGCGCGAACCTGCGCCGGGTCAGTGGTGGCGGGGGTGGTGGCCTGTTGCGGCGCTTGCGCGCCAGGGGCGGCCAGTTGACCGCCTGCTTGGGGTTGTGCCATGGTGGAATCTCCATTGGTGGCGGTGGTGCGGGCGGTCTGCCCGACAGAGAACGAGCGCGGCCGCTGTGCAGCCAGCTCGGCGATGATTTGGTCGGTGGTGCCCAGGCGGTCGGCCAGCCGCATCGAAACAGCCGTCTCCCCTCGGTACACCCTGGCCTGCGTCTGGCGCACCGCCTCGGGGTCAAGCCCACGCTGCCGGGACACCGAAGCGATGAACATGTCATAGAGCTTGTTCACCTCGGCCTGCATGTCGGCACGCGCGGCGGCAGTCAGCGGCTCATAAGGGTTGCCGTCGATCTTGTGGGCGCCGGCGTAGAAGTGCTCCACATCCACGCCATCGGCAATCAGCGCCCGCGAGAAATTGGCGTGGCGCATGACGACGCCAATCGAACCGGCGTAGCCAGTACTGGTGATCACCACCTGGTCCGCCGCGCTCGCGGCCAGATAGGCGGCACTGGCGGCCATGCCATCGGCCACTGCGACCATCGGCTTCTTGCCGCGCAGGCTCATGAGCCGATCGGCCAGCTCAAAAGCGCCCTGAGCCTCGCCGCCGGGGCTATCAAAACCCAGCACGACTGATTTCACATCGCCATCAGCCATCGCCGCCTCGACCTGGCTTCCGACATCGTTGTAGCCCAGCAGGTAGCTCGAATCGGCCTCCATGCGACCACGGTGCACCAGCGCGCCATGGACGGGCACATAGGCCACGCCATCGCTGACGCGATAGCCAGCATCGGTGCGCTCGCCCTTGCGGGTCGTGAACAGCTCGGCGGGCAACAGTTGCGCGCCATCAGCCATACCATCCGCCCGAAGCTCCACGCCATCCGGCAAGCCCATCAAACGTGACCCCAGACCAGCAATGATCGCGTCGAGCTTTTGCGGATGCAGCAGCAACGGTGCCCCAAACACGCGCGCAGCCAAGTGCGGGTACTGGCGAATAAATTTCATGTGCTCGATTCCTGTTGGGTGGCGTTGCCCGAGTCGTCCTGCGGGTCGGTGCCCTCGCCCTCGGCGTCTTGGTCCTGGTCGGCCTGAGGCGCAACGGGCTGGCCGTTGGCGCCGATGTCGCCGGTCGGCAGGCCGCGCGCCTGCATCATCTGGCGCTCGATCGCCAGCTGGTCCAGCACTTCCTCGTAGTCCAGGCCCTGTTCGGCGCATTCCTGCTCGAGCGTGCTGACCTGGGACTCGCGCCGGATCTTGGACGCGGTTGCGTCCTTGACCGGGTCCACCCAGCCACGACCGCCGAAGATGAAGCGGCAACGCGCGTAGGCATAGCGGTTGTCGTAAAAGCCAGGGGCCTCGATCTCGCCGGCGTTGATCGCCTCCTCCAGCCACAACAGGTAGACCTCGCGCAACCAGTAATCGGTCAACCAGCGGCGGCGGCCGTTGAAGTAGCGCCAGGCCTCCAGCAGCGCGGCGCGCGCCGACGAGTAGTTGGTCTTGCTGAAGTCCTTGAGCAGCAGCTCGTAGGGCATGTTCATGCCGGCGGCGATGTTGCGCAGGCTCGCCAACATGAAGGCCTCGAAGGCCGCATTCGGCCGCCCCGGCGTGAAGCTGTTGAGCTTGGCCCCGGGCGGCAGCGGCAGGATGGCGGCGCCCTCCATCTGGCGCACCGTCGGCTTGCGGCGCACGAAGTCCTTCCAGGCACCGCTGACATCGGTGCCGAAAATCTCGGCGGCCGACTGCGGGTCAAGGTCGGACTCCAGGAACGCCGCCACCAGCGAGTTGGCCAGGCTGGCCTGCAGCTCGTTGCTGGCGTACTTGCCGGACATATGGAATTCGGTCATGACGCTGGCCACCACGGGCTTGCCCCGGCTCTGGCCGGTGCGTTCCTTGTCGTGCAGGTGCAGCGCGCGGCGGCGACCCCAGGCGGTGTACGCCGGAATGCGCTCCCACTCCTGGTAGCCCGATCGGGTGCTGATCCAGTCGCCCGGGTGGTGCTTGAGCACGCAGTACGCCGTCGGCGCGCCGTAGGCGTCGAACTCGATGCCGCCCCGAATGTCATCGCGGTGGCGCAGCTCCTGCGGCGTGCACAGGCGATCGGACTCGACCATCAACAGCCGGGTGTTCCATTTCAGCCCCGGGCTCGGCAACCACAGCGGCAAGGCCAGCGCATCGCCGTTGAGCATGGTGCCGCCCAGCGCCTGCAGCGTCAGGCCCAGCAGGTTGAGCGTGCGCGAGGCATCGCACTCGTTGGTCTCGGCCCAGGTGCGGAACTTGGACTCGGTCTGGTTGCCCCACTCGCGCGCCTGCTCGCGGCTCCAGCCCAGCAGGCGGTAGTCGGGCGTGGCGCTCAGGCGCAGCGTCGCGCCGACGATGTTGTCGCGCAGCGTCTGCATGCCGCCGGCCATCAGCCCGTTGTTGCGCGCCAGATCGCGCGAGCGCGCGGTCAGCGTGGACAGATCGGGCAGCGTGTCGGCGTCGGCGCTGGCACGCACCGGGTTCCAGTTCATCAGCGGCAGGCTGTTGCCAGCAGCCGTGTGCGCAGCCATCGAAGCGCCTGCAAAGCCGCCGGCGCCACCTGGGCGCTGAGCCGAGGCGGAGAGCAGATGGCGGGGTTTGCGCTTGGCCATACCGGTCAACCCGCCAGGTAAATCGGGCCACGGGCCGGGGCGCCGTCGCGGCGCGACAACTCGGCGTTGACCGCGTCAAGCTCGCGTCGGATCTCGGCGGCCTGGTTGGCGTGCTGGTAGCCGACCGAGCGGCCGGTGGACGACACACTGCTCGGGCCGGTCAGGCGCGACTCGAGCGCGGCCAGCAGGCGGTCGCGCTTGGCGGTCAGTTCATCGGTGCTGAGGTGGCTGTAGATACCCATGCCCGGCACTTTGCCGGGCGGGCGCGGACATGACTACGTGACAGTGTCACAAAAAATGTCCGCCCCGATCACGCCACCTCGACTTGCAGGGACTCCAGCTCCACCCGCGAAACCCCCAGCATCTCCGCCGTGCGCACGCGCGCCATGTGCCCCACCGGCAGCCCGGCGCGCAGCTTGCGCACGTTCTCGACCACCCAGGCGGGCTGGCCGGTCAGGTCCAGGCCAGCTACGGCGGCGGGCGGCGCGGCCAAGGCCAGGGCCGCGATCGCCGCGCGCTGGGCCGCCAACTGCGCCGCGTAGCGGGCGCGGGTTTCGGGACTGGCCACAGGGCCGGTGCTTATGGCGGCGGCACGGATCGCGGCGGCGGCCAGGGCGCTGGCGGTCAGTTCGTCGGGGCGGGCTGGCACCGGGGCGGCCTCCTGGCGCACGCCCTTCCAGTCGGCGCGGGCAAACAACCAGCCGCGGGCGTCCATCAGGTCGAGCAGGCTGTCCAGGGTACGGCCGGCTTTCTCTGCCTCGGCGGCCAGATCGAGCCAGTCGCGCTGGGCGAGCATGGGCTTGCCAGCGGCTTGGCGGCGGGCGTTGAGGCGGGACTGCTTGGCCGGATCGATGACCAAGTCAAGGGCTGGGCCGCGCGCCAAGCCGGCGGCCACTGCCGGTACTGCCGGTACTGCCGGTACTGCCGGTGCAGCTGGTGCAGCTGGTGCGGCTGGTTCGTCAGGTGCGGCGGGTGCTGGCACCGGCGCGGCTGGGGCGTCGAAGGCCCCGAGGCAGCCCCGCACCGCATCCGCTGCCAAGGCGCGCGGCAGTTCGCCGCTGGCGGCGGCGGCCTCGATCAGGCGGCGGATGTCGCTGCCGCCGATCGGCAGGCGTTCGGCGCGCTTGTCGGCGATGCAGGCCAGTACGTCGTCCACCACAGTCCTGGGCGGTTCGGTCTTCAGGTCTTCAAAAAGTGGAAGGGGGGGAAAGGCGGCTACGACCTGGTCGGCTTCCGGCGCGCGCACGTCAGTACCCCCTTCAGTACCTATCAGTACCCTCTCAGTACGGTGGACATGGGTGTCCGGGGTTGGCATCGCAAATGTCTGGGGTGATGGCTCCAAATGTCCGGGGTCGGCGTCACCAATGTCCAGGGTGTCGAAGCCCACCCCGGACATGGGTGTCCGGGGTTCGGCCGGTAGATCGGCGTCGCGGCGGCAGGTCTCGAAGGCCGCCAGCGCGACCAGGTCGATCACGTAGGCGGTGGAGCGACCCGGGCGCGGCAGGCGCTTGACCAGGCCGAGCGCGACCAGCGCCTCGACGTTGCGGGCGGCCTGCTTCTCGCCGACGCCCGACATCACGGCAATGGTCTTGAGCGAGCAGGTGCTGCGGCCGGCGCGGTCGTCGTGGCAGCGCGCAATGGCGATCAGGGCCAGCTTGGGGCCGGACGCCAGCCGCACGTCGCTGGAGCCCACCAGCGCGCGCAGGCTGGCCCGCTTGAGGCCGGCGGCTTCGGAGGCAGTAACGGTCATGGTCTGCATGTCGGCCTCCTGTCTCAGTGCGTGGCGTGGGCCGACTGGCCGGCCGTCTTGAGGTCAACTTGCAGGCGGTCGTGGGCCTGGGCGATCAGGTCACGGGCGCCAGCCATCAAAGTGGCCGCAGCGCGCACCTGGTTGTAGTGCTGGTGCGCCAGGGCATGCCCCAGCGTAATCGAATCCAGCAGCGCAGCGATGGTGGTGTTGCCGGCCTCCTCCCGGGTGCGCCAAGTGGTACGGTAGGCCACGGCGCGCAGCAGGTGCTCGCGGATCAGGGCGTGGGCGTCGGCGCTGAGGGCATAGGCGCGCTGGTCGATCAGGCGGTATTGCTCGGGCGCCAGCGGCACGGGGTCGGACTGGCCCGACAGCAGCAGCGCGGCGACGTCAATCTCGGGCATGTCCGGCGCCGGCAACGCCCGCCGCGCCACCTCCGCCTCCATCCGGTTGAAGGCATCCAGGTAGGCCAGCTTGAACTCGAGCGCGCGGGCGCCTGTGAAGCCCATGGCCAGCAGCGTGAAGCCGTCGCGGGTGATGCGGTAGGCCGGCTCCGAGCGGGTGCCGCCGTTGGGGCCGATCACTTCCAGGGATGTCAGCCCAAAATTGGGCTGACGTTCGGGCGGCAGTTGAGCTGCCAGATCGCGGATGGTGCGCAGCACATGGCCGTGGCGCTTGCCGAAGTGGCGCGCGACGTCGAGACTGGTGGTGGTGACGTGACCGTCGACGACGGTCAGCTCGGGCGCGATGGGCGTGGCGCGGGTCATGCTGCACCCCCTTCGGCTTGGGCGGCGCTCAGACGCTTGAGCATGGTGGCCGCACGGCAGGCTCGCGCCGTGGCGCGCTTGAGGTCCGCGGCGGTGCCTTGCGGGTTGCGCAGCAGGCCCAGCGCCATGCTCAGGGCGTTCTCAGCCTGGACATGCAACGCGATGGTGTCGCGGTCGGTGGTATCGGTGATGGACGGCGCGGCGCGGCGGTCGGCCAGGGTGATGACGTGCGCGGGCGAGCGCACAGCGGTTGCGGTGGTGTCAGCCATGATGGCTCCTGATGGACAAGTTGTAGAACCTGCCACCCACTCCGCCAAGAATGGGAGGCAGTCCGTGCAGGTTGGCGGACCGGCATCAGGAACCGGCGCACCCTTTCGGGTGCCCCACACGGACCGCCAAACTCGAACCCTTGCGCGCTGGGCGCAGGGTGGATGTCATGGTGAACCGTGTTGCCTCACGCAGCATGAGGACATGAAAAAAGCCGCTGTCACATAGGTGGCGCGCGGCTTGCTGCGCCTGATGATTCCGGGCCGCCAAGCCCGTGACAGCGCCGGACGGACGCTGTCGGTTTGTGCCGAAGCACGAGATGATCTTACCCGAAAAGTGGGGGGATTGATGTCTATGGCTCAGGCTTGACGCAAGGCAAA